CACGTCAATATTGTTACGGTATGATACCTGTTGAATCGCTAGAGCCAGAGGATGCTCTTGTTCGTTTTCAATTTCATACCGTCTATCGCTAACCGCGTCCTCATACTCATCTATATTTTCATTTAAATCTTCTACGCTAATATCGTTTTCATCTGCAATTTGCTCTTTTGCGTCATTTATATTTTCTTTATTATCAAAAAACTCAATCCACTGATTATCACCGATAACAAAAGGATTTTCTGTTTTTACAAATAACTCTAATACCTGCTCTGTGCCACCATGTAATTCTTTTTCGGCAATCTCTGTGGCGACTACATCTTTGCCTTTTTCTTCTATTTGCTCTGGCGTATAGCCGTATTGATCGGGGTTTTCGTCTAACTCCCAATCAAGCTGCTCTTTTCTCATTTCAATGCGCTGCGTTAAGTCTGGGCCAGCTCCGGCGTAATTATTCAGCGCATCGCCTTCGTCAGAAGTAAAATAATTAACAGCACCAAACTGCCCTTCTTTGTTTCCGCGCCCTGCTTCAAAGATATTAAATTCGTGAGTAGTACCACGATATGTCTTTAAGACAAAAGGGCCTTCTCCGCTAAAATCGAAATCATTTATTTCATACCCTTCAAGCACGCGAACATCTGCGCCACCGGCCCATTTACGGAAATTTTCTGACTCCGTATCAACTTCTTGAAAAAATTCTTTATCGGGTTCTTTATACTTAGCAAGTAATTCTTGGATTGCTGTTTCGTCTACAAGAGTTTGGGTATCCACTCCTTGCTCTTCAAGCTGCTTTACGATACCAGCTCTTTCTTGATTGTATTCTTCTATGCGGTCATTAATTGCGGTTACAATCGCTTCGCGCGCAGCTATACCTTCCAAAGTTAAGTCGTGGATATCAGCCTTTAAAATATCTGATTCATATTTATCAAGGTTTAGCTTTTTTAAGCAATCTTTTAAGCTCATTGTTTATCCAAAAAGGCTTTAATAACCATCATTATAGTTTCTTCATCGTTCTTTCTTTTTAATGCTCTTTTCCGGCTAATTTCTTCTATACCGCTACCAACGAAAGGTTCTTCTTCTTGCTGGAAGAAAAGCAAGAACCCTGGGCCCATTGGAGACGAACTAAGCATTTACATAATATCCCCAGATTGTAATGCTTACATCATTTCCGTCACAATTAGCATTTATCCATCGGGTAGATTCTGTTGCCGCATGCTCCAGAGGAATTGACACTCGTTCACTTTTAAGCATATCCATACTAAGAATTTCTTTAGCGTGACTGCCAGATTCAGCACCCAAAGACTCATATATTTCTACGGTCTTTTCAGAAGCAAGATTTTTAGATGATGCTATCAGCATTCCAGTTGATACAAATCGTTTACCGACTTCCGCTGGAACTATGTTATAAATATCGTCCGCCGCAGTTATTTTCACATAATACGGCATTGAATAAGCGAGCGCAGAATTAACAAGCTCACCATTTTCAGTGACACGAGCGCCATTAAGAGTACCCGGATCTCGTAATGTTACCGGAAAAGTCATTCTGGGTCAGATTGCCAGCATTCAGCCGTTAAGCAAACATCACCTGCTGCGGCTGGTTTAACGCTAAAAGCAATTGATGAAGTAGGCTTTAAAATCAACGAACCTTCGAAATCCGGCTGAGAATGGCCGATGCCATTTATCCATGTCGGAACCTCTATTCCTGTCATTGTTTTTGCATCAGCCCCTTTATAAACATTAGCTACTAATGATTTAACTGATCCGACATTTAGATTCATTTGAGGGGCATCAGTTTCATCTGTTAATAGAGTTCCGGCTGTTACTGTATGAATCATCTTCCATTCGCATATTTGATTAGAGCAGGTTCTCAATTTGCCAATATGGATATTTTTTGTTTCAGAGGTATTCTTGACATAAAAAATCGCATTGAAACTACCAGTAGTTGTCAGCGCAATAAATCCAGTAGCAATCCAGAACGCCTCTCCTTTTTCCGAATGTTCTCTTGCTTCTGTATGCGTTTCAACCTGACCTACTTGTTGCCCCTCGGCATTAACTTTTCCGCCCTGCATAGTGTACGGATCTCTAATTATTCCTGACATGATATATCTTCCTCTGTTATTTCGTTATCAAAGCCTTCGGCCATATACTTATTAAGAATTTTCATCTGAACAACCATTTCATCAATGCTTGCTTTTAAACATGAAAATCTATTAATGTCATCAGCAGTTGATTTTATTGGTAAAGGATTATCATCACCAACTAATGTGGCCTCTCCATCAACCCCAATAGACAGCTTATATCGGGGATAATATTCACCTCCAACCTTCTCAATTACGATAGCCTTCGTGCCTGTACCTGCAACCGGCTTTACTGCAACACTATCAACCATTAATGCGTTACCTCTTTTGCGTTAACATTCGTCATTTCACCCATCATGTCTCGTTCAATTTCAAAATTCCATTCTTTCGGCTTTGAAAGCATCTGCATGATAGTTACTATTCTACCACTAATAATATTGAGTTTTTGTGTATCTATAGAATCTGATACCGATTGAACTGATAATATAATTGCTTTATGGTATAAATCCATACTTTCAACAATCGTATCACAAGCTCTTAGAGTGTCCGCATTACTGCTTGTTATATCTACTCCAATTTGTTCTGTTAGCTTTTGAATAGCATTTTTTACCTCCTTAAGCGAATCCTCAGCCTTTATTAAGGTTTTAGGTTTAGATCCGTCTTTATAGGATGCTTTGTCACCAAGTTCTACGGCTTTAGCGTTGGTTATCCGACGCATTTAATTAGCTCCTGTAATGTCGAAATAGAGTCATCAACTTCTTTTAACGCTATATCAGCATTTTCAGATATTTTAATAGTTCGGCCTGTTTCTTCTTCAATGGCTTCAATGGTTACTTTGAAACCTTTTACTTCTTGGTAAAATATGCTGGGGTCTGCGTTGACTAATCGACCTATACTTTGCTTTAATCCGCGTGATACCTCATAAGACTCTAGTTCATCAGATAATGCGGCGTTAACTGCTTGACTAGGATAATCGAATCCAAGCCAATCATCTCGCTCCAGCGCTTTGAGAAAGTTACTGTATTCAGAACTAAAGTCACCACTATCAACCGCATCCATTGCTTCGATAAAATCAGCATCCTCCGGCAAAACAGAAAGAAATTTATCTCTTGCTGAATCAAATACAGTCGGAGCATCTTTATATGCAGGCTCTTGAAATAGGGTTACGCCTTCAGTAATCGGTTGTTCAGCGCCTTGTAATGCCAATTTTACCTCTTCATTGGTTGCTGTGGCAAGGTTAATGTCTTTTTGTAAGAGGTAATTTATTAAGGTTTTACTTTCCTCGGTCTTGGTTTCTCTAGCTTTAGAAATAAAGGCATCCAGATCATCAACCTTAATGATTTCTTGCTGTGCTGCGCCTCTTACTTCAATACCGTAGCCTTCAAATAACTGAACCGGATCTAAATTGTATCTTTCACCAAGAGTTGTGAATGTTCTTGCTAATAACTCGGCTCTTTTTACCGATTGGGTGCGTAACTCACCCCCTTCGACCTGCATAGTGGTAGCCGCTTCAAGTATTCTATCATAGGAGTCTTGGTCGGTTATTTGGCGATCAATAGCCTCCTGCTCCATCTTGATATAATCTTCCAAGATTTCAGGCATCTTTTCTTTCATTTCCAAAGCTTCGCGTGGACTGAGTTCAGTAGGATTAAATTTAATATCCTGAATCAGCCCAGCATGATGTTCTGTACCGGCTATTTTTCCAGCGTACAAGTTTAGCGGGATGTAAATATCACCATTTCTCTCACGGGCTTGGATTAGCTGTTCACCAACACCCGGTAAATCTTTGATAACCTCATCAACATTAATACCTTGAGTCTGGAAATATTCGTCGAATTTCTCTGCTGAGATAATAATATTCTCAACAGGCCCGTCTTTCGTGACTTCATTAACAAAGTCTTGGTATTGCTCAGGCACACGCTGTCTTGTTTTTGACTCGGCAGAGGCTTCGCCTAATGCCTCCATGATCAGCTGGTTTTCTTTAGATTTTCTTATCCTGCGTACATTGTCGAATACTCTATTCTTGCCAAGTATCATTGGCTCAATAATGCCGCCGGGGGCCTCAGCGATACCTTCGATAAAAACTTCACCAGGCGAACTTATTTTTCCTGTTTCACTATATTGTCCTACCGCTTCACCGCCAGCACCGAAGCCCATTTGAACGCCTGTTTGAGCTAAAGTGTTTCGTAGTTTTGTTGCTGCTAATGTCTTTGAAGCTATACCGCCACTTGCTGCATCAAAAAAAGCAATAGGCGCTGAATAGTTAAACGCGTCTTTATTGGCTTTATTTATTAAATCTCTATCCTGCAGGGCTGCTTTCAATGATTCTCTATCAGAGATATTAACGCCTTCCTGAGTCAAGACTTCCATGAACTTAGATTTGTAATTTACATTAAAGCTACCCGCGTAAGTTCCGATAACAAAACCTGCTGGACCTAATGGTGATCCGGCTGCTCCAGTTACCATTACTTCTGCCATTGGATAGGCACTCGACGCAAGAGCATCAATAACTGTATCTATAGGCGCATCAGCAAAAGCCGATATAGCTCCACCGAAATCTTCTGTTTCTGCCATTGCTGTTAATGCTTTTGATTCAGGTATCGCTTCAGCTTTTTGCAGGCTAGTTATAGCCTCGTCAACATACGTATTAAGTATAATGTCAGACATTTCTAAGGCTGCGCTTTTATCTACTTGCGCGACCTGCTGAATTAAATTAGCTGATAGCCCTGCTTTTGTTGTTGCGTCCCCAAACTCTTTTGAGGTTGACGAAAGGAAATCAATACCTAAGGCTCTAGTTTTAGTTAATAAACTCCCGCCCATTAACTCATCTATTTTCTTCTGAGTTTCAGAATATGTTAGGCCGCTTATCTTGCCGCCCATCATTTTAAGCTGTTCTATCTCCTCTGAGATTCGTCCAGCGCTTTGAATCTCCCCAGCCGCTTGGGACTGGTAATATCCTTTTTTAATCAACCCTATTCTTAGTGCGTCCTCAACTGACTTTAAAACCTCAATATCATCTGCTGCGACCTTGGAAAAATCTGGATCAGACAACGACTTTGATAGCTTAGGATGATTTTTTAAAAGCTCAGAATAATTAACTTTTTTCTTTCTTGCTTGCTCTCGATATGTAGGCATATCCTGACGAACTGAGTCAGCAGGCAAGCCAACTTCTTTTGATAAAGTTAAAGCTTCTGCATGTTCGTCTGGGTTAACGTCGGTTGTTTGCTCGATACTTAAACCGAGCTGCATTTGCTGGGATTCTTTCTGAAAGTCTTTTACTAAGGCAGAGGGTGACTTTTCGTCTTCCTTTTCAGGCAAGTCAAAATCTCTAGTCTCCCGTAATGCATCGGCAAACTTCCCCATTACTCAAGCAGTCCTTTCTCTTTAGCGGCTAAATACGCACCAATTAAGTTTTTACCTGTAATTGGCATACCGTCTTTCCTTAAATCATCGGCGATCTCATTAAGGTATTTTTCTGGAATATCAGCAATATCAAGCTCTTTATCGAACCACATAAAGCCGGCATCTTCTACCATTAACGTTCCCGCTAAATCACGGTATATCTTGTCACGCTCAACAGGTGGTATTTTCTTTTTAGGGTTATCAATACCCCATTGATCGATTTCAGCCTGAGCAAGCGTATAGAATCGGTCAGCGAATCTCTGGCCTTTTTCATTTCTCTTTGATGACTTCTTCACGCCCAGCAGGTCATTAATTAATCTATCGGCTGCCGCTTTATTGGTGAGCACTTGTCCCGCCATTGAGCCAGCTCTCGATTTTGCTTTTGCGTCATTCGTTACAAAAGAACGTTGAGCAGCTAAGGCTTGATCGTAATGACTATCATCGAGCTTCATTCTCAATTGACCGTAAACATCCATATCTTTTAAGGTCTTTATAGCTTTCTGGTCTCCAGAATAAGCCAGTCCAACTGTCTTGTTGAAATCAGCCCATTCTTTATGGTCTTGAATAGGCTCAACCCCTTGACGTTGTTCCCTAGCAACCTTTTCCATTGCGTTACGTTTACCGGCCGGTATTAAGTCAATAGTTTCTTGCGGTAAGCCTTCTAAAGTGCCGTTTTCTGCGATATGGATGCCCGCATCATAAGTCGCCTCTTTAATTGCGCCATCTAATTCATTGTTTCGCTGTTTAAATAAAGTAATAGACTCCTCACGAAGGTCTGCGTTATCGCCTGATTTCTTTCTTATCTCAGCTAACGACGCGGCATAAGTTAAATCCCTACCTATAACTTCGTCGGTAAGAGATTGCGATTCCAGTTTAACGGTTCCGGCCTTTAATTTAGTTTCAATCGCTATTCTATTGATACCATTTATGTCTTTTTTGTTCTTTGAATAGTAAATTTTGGCTTGTTTAGGCGTTGATTCAAGCATTGAGTAAATAACACCTTTATGCATTTGCGTCATATTCTCATTAAGCAATTTCTTTTTAGCGTCCGCAGATAAGCCTTTTCTATCAGCAATAGAGTTAACCGTGTACTTAATTCTCTGCGCAGATTCAATAACTGTTTGAGGGTTACCCCAATTAGCCGCAGCTTCTTGAACCTCAATATCCATAGTCGCTAAGTCGGTCGTATCTTGGTAATTAGAGGTCTCTCTACCAATGTGACCCAATAAAGATGATTGATAAGATAAACTTAAAGGCTGAGACCTACGGTTAAATATACTCTTTTGGCTTTGACTTAAGCCTGCTCCGATCTCGCCCATCTTCTGGCTAAACCGCTTTGTGTAATCATCTCTTACAGGCTTAGTGACAACGCCTTCACCTTTCACCTTAGTAAAGCCTTCTTCACCTTGTGATAGCTCTAATGCGCTCATCTTGGCTTTATTGATAGCGTCTTCAACACGGATATCATCGAGCTTCTTCTGTTCTTGCTCAAGCATAGACGCAACACCACCAAGCGTTTTACTTAGGTCTTGCGCTGCTCTTTCTGCTTGCCCTGACTGGTAACCAACTATAGGTCGTGAAACCGACGGTGCTTGCCTGCTAAAGTCTGCTGCTGTTGGTATTTTAGCCATTATAAATCCTTAATAATTAAATATACTTGGCTTGGATGTAACGCTACCAGAACTATAGTTAGGGGCGTACTTACTAGTTAAACTCTTTGGTCCCATAGAAAGCCCCGAGCCGATACCGCTCAGAACTGTAGCGCCAGCTTTAAGGTAGCCAGCTTTTTTAGCTTGCGCGCCTTCGTACAAGCTTGCTTTCGCGCCAAGTTCTGCACCTCTAGCACGCTCTTCGCCTTCATATAATGCAGACTGAGCGCCAATTTCGCCCTCGCCTGCAATACCCGCCATTATATTAACGATAGTTGGGTCCGAAGCTCCGCCACCACTTGCCGCTGCTAAAGCTAAAGCTCTCGATTCTGCAAAGCGAGCTTGTCGTCTAACGCTTCCTGCTTTACGTTGTGATACAGCTCTTTCCTGTCCAGCTTTTTGTTCAAGCTGTCTTGCTTTGAACTTAGCAAGCTTATCCGTAGCCGCGCCTTCCTGTATAGCTGCGTCAGCCTGAAGAAGTGTGCCAAAGATTAATAGTGGCGTTGCCATTACAGCCATTATTCACCTCCCCACACTAAAGTTTCACCAACATCATTTTTAAGCCCTGTCGGGATAAACCCGAGCCTTTCTAACAAGTGCGCTGCCGTTGGCTCGCTTGCGTTAGCAATAGCATAAACAGGTCTATTTAATTCTTTAATCATATCCATAATCATTCTACACCCTTTTACTATTGCCTTCTTGTCTTGTCGCATTTCAGGCTTTATGTCTGTAAATGCTACTAAATCTGATTTTAAATAAAATATACCACCAATACCGATGACTTTTTCATCCTTAACGGCAACAAACCCTTTAAATCGATTAGCTGGATATTTTCCGTAGAATTCTACAGCATCCTTTATTGTGGCCGGCCTAAAGCTTGTCATGAGAGCTTATCCCCACAATAGCCGCGAGAACAGTGCAAGGTTTTGGTGAGGTAGCTTGCAAGCAAAGGCGCGTGTCTGTACTCCATTCACCATTTAACTCCATAGAATCTGTGTCGAAGTCGGCATGAATCGTATCAGGATCAATTACTTCCTCGCCATCGACTAACGGCAAATCATCTAAATTATCGAAATCTACCCCGTACTTTAAGCCAGAAGCATGAGTATCTGCTAATACAAGCCCTAAATGGTCTATGCGCTTACGTTGCGTTAAAGGTGTTGGGTTTTGTTGCGTGGCAACCGCCGTGGCAAGTTTTGCGCTCTTAAATCGGGCAGTATAAGTCAGCCCAACATAAGCTAATGTAACGGCTTCAGTTAGCGTGATCGACCCATCTGACACAATATAAGAACCTAAATCTTTGGTGTTTCCCCATACGACTACGGACTCACCTTCTAAGTGGTCAAGCCCAGTTATTGTCGTAGTGGAAGCTCCTGAATAAGTAATGTGAGAATCCATACATCTATTTGTTGCGCCACCTATACACTCGCTTTCAAGAGACCACTCCTCGATATAGCGTTTTGATACGCCGTCTATCGTTCGATTAACCACATAATAGACTTCGTCTTCCTCTGTTCCAGGTAAGGTGATAACATCTTCAATCAATCCGTCTGTTTCAACCAGCATCCAGCAAGTCACATTTTCTACTTTATCGTAGATTAGAACTGCAACTTTTCCATCAGAGCGCACAATATGAATACGGGTATCTGGTTGCCTTTGTACAGCCATTCTCGTAAATGACGGAAGGCCAATCTCAGGAACAATAGCAGTTAAGTCGTTCGCCTCATAATTATACGATCCGCCTAATGATAATTCGTAAACTCTCGATCCGTTACGCTGCACAAAAACGGCGTTAGTGCCAATCTTTACTGCTGCAATATTAGAAGAACCTAATGTTTCAGCAGGCTTCAAGCCAAAGTTAGACGGGGTTAACGGCTCATCTAGGCTAGATGCCCTTGCAACTAATTCTGATCCATCCGCTCCAACTAAAAGATTGGTCGTAGAAACAAGCCAGTTAATTACATCTACTGGTCCAGCGCCTATACTACGCTGTATTGGGCCTGAGTCGCCTTCGATATTCGCGTCAAATGAGCTAAATCCATCCGACACCGAGCCGAATATTTTATCTTTACCTGACCACCATAAACGGCCGTCATGCAAGACAACCGAAGTAGGCCAACCGCGCCTGTCTGACCACTCACTTTCTGCCCAATCATCGGTTGAAGAGGTGCCGCCTAACGCGACCAAAACAGAAGCTGATACAGATGTTGCGCTTAAATAAGCTGTGACTCTTGCTATACCTGTAATTGATCCTGCGGTGTAGTTTATTGCTATCACAACCGTTCCGGAAGTGTAGTCTCCGGTATCCACGCCGACACGATAATAAATAATTTGATTATCTAATCCATCATTGTAATTATCTGTAGCATTCACGGTGTAAGATTTAACGTCGACCCAATCACCTGGCTCTCCTACTGAGCGCTGTAATTTAACAGTTGAAACCCATGTGCCAGATAAAGTTATAGAGAATTGGCGCTGTGACGAGCCTACTCCTGTGACTCGGATATGATTACTCCAAGTATCTTCTGCGGTAATGCTGGCAGAGACTTGTTGTCCGTTAGAGATTAGTTCATATAGTGAGCCGACATTAGTAGGTTTAAATAAATCTTTAGATGCGGACAATGTAATATCGCCACTTAATGCGCTAGGAGTGATTCGGATAGGGCCTATATTTATAACTTTAAAAGGCCCGTCTTCAACTAAGTACTTAACAACAGACCAAGACCGCGTTGCTTGGCGCTCAATTCTCTGTTGCTGGTAGTCTTTACAGGCAACAAAAATAACGTCACCTGATTGATCTATTCGTATATCTTGTAATGAGGTCTCGGGCCATACTGTTGTTAGCTCAACTGCGCCGGCAACCTCTATCTCAATAGAGCTTACTAACGAAGAAAAGTTTGTGGAATTTGACAGCCTTATCCACATATTCGATGTGGGTGTTACTGAAATAGAATGGTAGCCTTCTCTTAAGGTGGTATCGGAAAGAAAATCATCATCACCAGAAGTTGAACCTACACGGAGGATGACGGTTCCACGTGGAACATAGATTGAAAGTCCGTGTTCTGTGCTAGTTTCGTTTACCGTAACTTCTTGATTTCGAATAGCAGAGTTAACGCCGGTACCTAATAAAGATAAATACCCACCAGTTGCCCACGCCGATACCGCTCCAGACTCATCGGAGTCAGTCCATCCTGTTAAATCCGTGTCAAATGTATCGTTTGTAATAGACGTAGTGACTGCGGGGCGCGTAATTAAAGTGTGGTCATCCCATATTCTCATCACTAAAGCAGTAAGCTCAAGTATAATATGGTCGCTTGTTGTAAAAGTGAAGGGGAGTAATTTTGCGGCGGCATTGTTTTTGGTCGCGCCGATATATCCAAGCCCAGGCCTTAACATCATCGAGCCTAAAACACGAGGCATCCAATTAGTTTGTATTTCAGCCGACAAGCCTGTTCGCTTTAAATCAACGCGACCGAGAGCAAGTCGTGAGACTAGCCCTCTGTTAAAAGAAAGTAAGGCATGTAGCGCTTTCATCCTGTAAGGCTGTTGCGGTTACCGCGATCTGAGCGCGCTCCTCCGCGCCGAGAGTTTACCCATGAGCCAGTCGGTAGAAATTGAGTTGGGTCGGCCATAGCATCTTTAGAGCGTGCGTCAGTTAAGCGCTTTTTCATTAATCCGTACACTTTATCCCATAAAGAATTGTTTTGAGTTAATCGGTCAACAATCTCAGAAGCGAGGTAGGACGCAACATAACGCATGAAAGTCTCGGGGTATAAGCTGTAGTCGTTTCCGTAGCTAGAATCATTAGAGACATATTTAATATAAATCTCATCTAGGTCAGAAAACCAGAATCCACCTTCCTCGGTATACTGGGTTAAAGGGACATCGAAGTATTCATCTGAACAAAGTCCGGTTAATCGGATAAAATCGGCGGGCTTCTCAAACGCATACTGATACCCGAATGGTTGCGTCATAGAGGGGTTGTATTCGAGTTTGGCAGAGCGTATAGCAAAGTTCCATTGCCCTTGTTCAAGACAATAGTTTATTGCATTACTGTCCCATACGCTGTCGAGTACGCGGCGAGGCTCTCTATTCTCGTCTAGAGAAGCAAGTTTGCGCTCACCACATATTCGTAGGGCTTCATTGTACAAACTAAGTTGTGTTGCCATAAAACCCTAACTTATTTAAGCGGCTTTGTCTTTTAAATAGTCGTCAAGCCATGTTTGTGCAGCTTCTTTACCTTTGAATCCTGTTTTTAATTCGGCTTGATCTTTAGTGCGTAATGCACGCCATGTGCCACCGCCAACATGCTTAACCATAAATTCAGGCTCAACATCCAGTTTTTTAACAGGTTTACTCAGTTCGACATCACGTATTAAAACTACATGCGCCTCAATCTTAGAGCTTGCTTTGACAAAGTATTCTGCGAACCATGTGCCGTCTTCGGCTATGGCTTCGATTCGATCACCTTTACGTAACTTCTCAGATACGTGCATCCAGTAATCCGGCTTCAATAAATCCTTTGAAGTAACTCCGGGTTCCGGTGTGGCTGACCATACCGTGCGGCAAAATTCTGCGGGTTTGAAACGTGGATCAATAATGTTCAAGGTGTTCTCCTAAAATTAGTAGGTAGGGCAGCCCGAAGGCCGCCTTTCCAGTTTACGCTAGTGTTGCAGCGGTGATAGATGTTGCGTTTAAAACATGATGCATCGTTGCTGTTGGTGTTGCTGTATCAACGACAAACATAATGTCGTTAGCGGTTAAACCTAAGCTAGCGCCATCGGTAAAATAACCGGCAGCATCTACATCAGTGTGAGCATCCCCATCGGTGTACACCCAAACTGCTGAATGTGTACCGATACGAGGAATTACACATACTGGTTGGTTAGTTGTTGCATAAGCCATTATAATTCTCCTTTATTGAGCAGCGTAGTTGCTACCGTCATGATTCATAATAACCACGCCACTGTTTTGCAGTAACTTGGAACCCATGTACGTTGATGCGCGAGCAAAAGAATAATCCTGCTCTTCATCGTAACCCGCCGAAGTCATAATGCTTTGCATGTTGCAAGCGTGACCAATAGCTGATTTATGGTACATAACGCATTTTTCAGCAGAAGTACCTTTACCTGTTAGGTTAGGATGCACAATCCAGTTAACGCCAGCCCAACGATATTGAGTTAGGTTTCCTTCAAATGGTTTGTTGTTGATGTAATCCGCAGAAGCGAATTCTTTTGTTTGCATGAAATATGCGTGCATTGCCGGTGTAATTAGAGCGGAAATACTCCCGTCTAAAGGAACCTCATTGTTACCTAAGACAGTCAAAGCGTACATAGCCATATCTAATGAACCTGTAGCGGCTGTGCCTGTGTCTTGAGTGCCTGCTTCTAATGCAGTAATAATGTCCGAGTCAACCTTGCGGTTAAGAACACCCATTGTAGTTTCTTGCATGATACGGCGACCATCACCTTGAGAGGCGTACAAATTAAAGCCAGTACGTCGAACAAGATCGTGCCATTCAACAAGTGTTGCGGTATTTTGATTTAGGTTATCTGCGCGAGCAGGAATTAAACCGTTTACGCCGCGAGTAGTTGCAGTTGCGCTACCAGAATCAGCAACAAGGAAAACGGCGCTATTGCCTTTTACTTCTGCTTCTGTGGTAACAGTATTGCGGACGAGAGATTGGCGCTGTTCAAAGCCTTGAATAAACTCGTCTCGGTATTGCGTTTGAAATGCTGTATCAGCCATTTGGCTATACTCCTATGATATGGGCTTATACCGATGTTCTGATAGAAACCATTAAATACTCAAAAATTAAGTTTTACCTTGCCTTTGGGGTATCTAATCCAGCTTTTATTGAGTTGTCCTTGCGGGGTCAATACTGGCTATCATAGGGCCTAGCTTGGTTCTTTTGTTACAAAAGATATTATACGCTTATATTATAATATTTACACTATCTAACCGTGTTTCTCCATAACTCCTATCAGTTCTCTGTATCGCTCTTGATTCTTTGCGGCCTTATCACCCTTCCAGTATTCTGAGGTTCGATCTCCCATCATACTCTTAAGGCTGGACAGCTCGCTTTCAATCGCCTGAACCGCGTTAGTGCCTGAGCCGGGAACCACTGTGGCAACAGGATTAATTTGACGAGATAACTCATTTAACCAATTTAATGCGCTCGGGTCATTACCTAGCGGTGTACCATCAGATAATCTAGCGCCCATAATTTGATCTTTAAGCCCTTCAGGTGCTGAATCCATTAAGTTATTAACAATTTGTATGTTGCGGCGGTAATCTGTACCCCACTCCACTCTTAGTTTGTCTTCGCCGGCTTGCTTGCCTTCTGCGTCACTTATTTCTTGTTGTTCCATTAATTTGTCTTGGTGGTCGTAATACCAACCTAGAGCCTTATTAACTTGGTCTGGGTGCATATTTGAATCATGAGCTGACTCTAAAAAGCTATCAACCATCGGCTTGTCTTCTTCGCCAACAACGATACCGTTAGGTAAATCCAGCTCATACCCGTCAGCGCTATCAGGAATACCGTTATCGGTACGCCATTGTGTCTTTTCTTCATCTGAAGAGTCAGGCTGTAGTGCTGTTTTTAGCTCCCCGCTTGATATTTTATTCTGCGCAGCAACTAAAGCATCAATTGCAGCCTTGGGGGAAGAGTAACGCTCAAGACGTTTAACCATCTTCTCGTCTTCGCCTGCATAGCTTTGTCGCCAGTCATCGCCCCATGCGTCTTTAATTTCACCCGACGGAGGATTGTCTGCGGGTGGATTATCTGAAGGCGGGCTATCAGCCGGAGGATTATCGCTTGGTGGCAAGTTATCAGTTGGTGGTAAATCATCCGCGCTCGGGCTATCTGAGGGTAACGGTGCGTCACTCATTATCTATTCTCCTAAGTTTTCCTAAATTGAGCTTTAATAGCCCAACGATTTTTAGGCCGACAAAGCGCCGACCTGATTCAAAAGAGGAAGCCCGTTCATTGTCAGGCTCCCATGCAATTTGGTAGGTTGCTGCTGCGTTTTCAATTATCCATGATAGGGCTCGTTTCTGTTGATGTTCGTCGGCCTCACCTTTTTCGAGGGCCTGTAATGCGTTTGCATCGGCAAGCTCCCAATCCGATTTAAAACAGTAAGGGGCGGACTCTACCTTTTTCTTTTTTGTCATACAGACATTTCATCCATATTTGATTGACCTAAATCTTTAGCTATTGTAGCGCCTTGCTGCATTTGATTAAGCATCTTCTCGGTTTCTTGGTCTTGCTGTTGTTTGGCTACCATAATCTCTACGTCACTTTCTGAGTTCAGCCATGATGCTGGCGCTACTGCTTCAAGCACGTCACGAGTCGCTTTCTTGCCGTCAACAATCAATGCGGCAGATGGATCAAGGTTAATAGCTTGAGCAAGTATTTGTTGTGCCTCCATAAACTGGCCGACTTTAGCTTTCTCAGTCGCTTCATGGAGAGGTGATTCAAAGGTAAAGCGTATATCTGCTCCTTGAATGGATTCTGGAATGTTGCGTGGATCACCATAAGCACCGGCTCTCATTAATATATCGAAAGTGTTTTCACATAAACGGCCGTTATAGTCGTCTTCCATAGGCTCGAATAAAGGTAAGGCATTGCGGATGTATTCTTGAACTCGGTGACCCACTTCATAAGCGGTCATATCTGGCCCACCTGAAGGCGGTAGATTTAGCTTATTTAAGAAGAAAGCCTCCATTATTTGCTCTTTTATACTTGCGTTGACATCTAAGCCAAAGCCTACGTTGCCGACCACGTCCAACGGCCTCAACACTTCGCCTAGCCTTTCATCATAGTCAGCGTCAACCCATGTGACGCCGCCAGCGAACACGCTAATATCACTTCTTAAAGCCTCTTGAACTCCAAGCATTGGTGGCGTTACTGCTTTCTCGCCCGCCTCAAGGATTGTCGCGGTCATTGTTTGAATGAGTCTCGCATCGCCTAAAGCGGTTATTGTTGCGGGTGAATGAGC